CCGGAGTTAAGCCGACGATGTACGGGGTTTTGACGCATGGGTCGCCATCAATCCTCTTTATGGCATTAGCCTTGTGCCAGTCCTTAAGCGGGAAAGTGAAACGCGCAACGGAGATAAGCGTTTCGACCTCGACCGGAAAAATAAGCCGGGAGGGAGCTTTCTTCTTTAGCGCGCCTTCAGTGACTTCCTTTTTCAAGAAAGCCATGACAGCTTCAAGCTTTTCAGGTGGGAGGCGTAGCTCGTTGGCCAAATACCGACGAGTTTTGGTCGGCGTGTTGGCGAGACGAGTAATTGCCTCCTGACGAGTAAGTGGAGTGAGCTTCTGCTCAGTCGCTGGGAACATCAACGAATTGAATTCCTTCGCGTAATCTACATACTTGTCGGGCACTTTGGCCACGTTCTTCACATCCATAACGCGCTCTTTCACAGCGGCTGAAGCATTGTCTGCATGTGCAGTCGCCGCAGCTGCGGGGGTGACAAGAGGCGGGGCAGCCAAACTAGCAAACGGGATCCCAGGATCATTGATGGGACCACGAGTGAAGTTCACGGGATCACTGATTTCAGTGGGCGCGCGAGCGGCTTGAGCCAGGATGTACTTCTGACCATCAGTCAGACGTTCACCGCAGTTCTCAGCCACGCATGCCACTCCACCGACACCAGGCGTCTGCGTTACTCCGAGATGGTAGAGAATAGCGTCCCAAGTCGACTGTTTGATAGTGACTTCGGATCCATCCGCAGTGTGCAGACGGGTGCTTACCATGACATCGAGCGTTGCAGGATCAACCGATCTTAGCTGGACAATTGTCTTGTTGGACGTGACGCCGACACGCTTCAGTTCAGGAATTTTGAAACCGAAAAGTGACAGCAGTAGTGGTGGGAGACGGCACCGATAGGCAGGGACCAGGGTGACGATTGCACGGTTTGCCGGGCCGGGGATTACATGGACATGGTACATGTCAAAAGAGAACCAGTGTTTGTAAGCGATGAGGTCAGTACCGAAATCCCATACAAGATGACGATAAATAGCCCCACCACACACGTGTTCGTTGTAATTCCCATCCGGACTGATATACCAGTACGAATCTTTACCCTTGCCAGCAACTGTCTTAGGCAAGACAGTGTACAAGCCTTTCGGGCCGTATTCCCTGAACAGTTCAGCATTCGAGAGGTGAAAGTCGACGTCTACGTACACATCCAACGCATCGGTCGGACGATCGTCAAGCCGTGGCTCCTGCTGGAGGTCGGCGACGGTGTAGTAGGCGCGCTCGCCTATGGCACCACGGCTTGCTTCGCGCGTCGACGTGCTCCAGGAATATGGCTGGAGCCCTGCTGATCGCGCAATGGCCATGATGGTGTCGATCCCCTCCAGCCGAGTGAGCTGGGCGGAAGGGTGCGAATGATTCTCTGAAGGTTTGTTCAGGGTTTGCTGCCAGGTCGCGTTACGTACCGCGTTGAGCGTCTTTCTGTCCTCGCGAAAGATGAACGAATTCATCCAGCGCGTGAGAACGTGACGACGCGCGTGCGCACAAACGAAAAAGCGCACGTACAGGCACAGAATGCGCCTAACAGCTGAAGCTAAATGGGCCAGTTTGCGTAGACAGATACCGATCAGTTGAAATGGAATCGATAATATGTAGGCGATGTTGCCCGCTCCGGGAGGCCGTGTAACGGCCCCATCTCCTGGCGCAGCCAGGAGTACAACGACTCCCAGCGCAGCTAGGAGTACAGTAGACATGCAAGTGTCCACGG